ACGACGCTCTTCCGATCTCGTGCACTTGCGCCCCCTCGCCGGTGCCGATAGCCTCAAGACTAGGTTCGTCATAATCAACACGAGAGCCAGCAAAAGCCGACTGAAAATAAGCCCTGTCGCTTGTTTCATCTTTGTTAAGAGTATAAACATCGCGCAAACCCTCAGCAAACTTCTTTTGCCGTTTATAGCCGAGTTTCTTAAACTTATTCTCATTAAATTCAGCCACCGGGACAAATACTTGTTCAGCGCCACGGTAGAGAATAATAGAGCTGCTTTTTTCAAGTTTCTTAGGTACGAAGATATTTGTAATATCCTTTTTACCGTCATACTCAAAATAGAAAGGATCGTGCCGTCCATAAGGGTTAGACGCGTCAGCAATGTTATACATAAAGAAATCTTGATATTTTTTCTTTATCTTACGCGCCGCATTGTATTTATCCTTTTTATCGTAATACTCAGCATTATCAGCCTTAAAGCTGTCCAGTATTTTATCAAATTCCGCTAGATCAGCCTCAAGCTGTTCATCAGATATTGTGCTTTGCAAATAAATATTTCCAGTATCACTACTAAACGAGCCACGGTTTTTAACGGATTTTATTTGTTCAGAATTAAAAACTTCAAAGCCTCCACCCATACTTATTGCGTCAAATCCTTTATCTTGCAAAAAAGGCGGAAAAGTTTTTGAACTCATTGCCTCAGATATTATAAAATTATCTCCAACATCAGAAAAATCAACTACGTCAGATAAATGCTCTTTTGCCAAAGATATAAATTTTTCTCTTTCCTTATTGACATCAATTATATCACGAGCCACTAAATATACATCTAAAACATTTATCTTGCCCTCTCTGTTTCTTATACTTTCAGCATATTTTTTATCAGTTGTAAACCAAAAACCATTACCTCGTATAATTTTATCCTTACTAAATGTATCAAAAACTTTGGGTGTGCCGTGATATACCACCAACGGTTTTCCATCAGCGTCAACAACTTTGCTATCACCAAACCATTCATAAAAGGCGCGCAAACCCTCCGCGGTTTTTGCTATACGATTGCCGTTACTGTTGGTTGCCCACCGGTCAACACCATTTATGCTTATCTTTTCGTCTATATAAGTGTTGACAAAATCAATTAAATCATCTATAATAACATCATTACCGCTGTTGTTTGCGACTGTCGCTTTCGCGCCTGCCGCGAAGTTCCTCAGGGAATTTCCAGCGGTATTTGTTTTACCAACTTTTAAATCATAAGCGGCAAGGTTTTTATCATTATTTCCCTCAATTTCTACATCAGTTAAATCTTTGCGCCCACCGGATAATTCTTTTACCGTGATTTTTACAATATAAGTTTCAGCCGGCGAATCGTTGTCTTTTTGAGATTGTATAACATTTGCGTAACGATGTATCTTGTTTTTAGAGCCGTGTTTTTCGTCATTATGCGTTTTAACCAGTATTGCACTATCAAATATATCAGCAATATTAGCAATGCACTCTTTGCCTAATATACCGCCAACATTACCGCCAAGCCGACTGCTTGTTGACTTAAACATTTTGCTAAGCGCATTTTTAGATAAAGTAACTGTTTCACCTCTCGCGCTGTTTTTCAAAACACGCGCGCCGTTAGCGTTTCTCTTAACCTTAGTGTCCAGCGCGGCAACAACATCATCAAGGCTAATATCTTTGCTTTCGGCACGTTTAGCAAAAAAGCGGTTAATTTTAACCGCTTTTACTTTTTCGTTTTCTCTACCTTTGAGTTCAGGGTTTATATCCTTGCGCTCATATTTCAGCTTTTCCGCGTCAATTTTGCTTATCTTATCCGTCAAATCCGTAGCCTCTTGAAACAACGTAAAATCATCATCAATACTAACATCGTTTGCATTTGTCTCAGATTCATACTGTTTAGCGTTCTTGCTGTATTCCTCAGCTGCTTTGTTATAAGCCTCCTCAGCCTCCTCAGCACTCATACCTCTATAATCCACGCCAAGCATATCCATTTGTTCGGCAAGACTGTTGACATATTCAGTCATAGAAAAAGGGTTACCATCTTGGTATTGATAGTGTTTTTCACCAAACAGCTCAGTGCTTATTGCCTCCAATAAATCATTTATGGTTGGACGTTCAGAGTAAGAGGGAAAATATCCGTTTTCCCAAGCCGCCAGCGCAATATCATCAAAGCTATTGCCGCTTTTATTATTGATAAGCCCAATACGTTGTTTTTTTGCATCCATATTTTTTAACTCACCGCCAACATCTTTCAGTCCACCGCGCTTAATAATAAATGTAATCAAGCTGTCGCCTTTGTTTTCCTTTTCAATTTTAGCAATCTTATTATACAGCCTATCATCGACCAAAGCCTCAAACGGATTAACATTTTGCGGATTGATTCGCTTAGATTTTTTAACGTTTTCTACTTCTTCTTTAAAGTTCAAAACGCCCATAATGGTTTGCACGCGCTTGTTAATAGCCTTAACAGATTCCTCAGCGCCTTTTGTTTCAAACCATTTTTTTGCCATTTCAGCGTTGAAATTTTCCTTATTCAAATCACCATAGCGCGCACGAGCGGCAATACCTTTGCGTAACGCTTTTTTCTGTTCCGATGTCCAGTTTTCAGGCACAACACTCATAATATCATCAATTTGTCGTTGACGCAGGGCATAGTTATCCGTAACCGGCACACCTCTCGAAAAGTCCTCATAGCTTTGCCGTGTCAGATTCAAATTCCAGCGCTTACGTACTTCCTCCGTGCTAACACCCTCAGCCCTAGCAATCGCAACAGCACGCGCCGCCAAAACGCGCGCCGCATTATCAGTAATCGCGCGATCATAACCGGCAACGTCCATTTTATCAAAGTATTCATTATAAGTTTCATTAAAGCCATTACGCGCGTCAATATAGTTTGCGGCAATATCAATGGTTTTGTTAATATCCTCATCACTCATACCGTATTTTTCTTTAAGCATAGCACGTGTATCAGCAGTCAGACTTTCGGCAGTCAAACCGTCCGGCATAACATCAATCTCAGATTCTTTGCGTAACAGATTTGTAATTTGTTCGTCATAAGCCGCGCCCTGTTGCAACAAAGCATCTTGCACATTGTCAGCTACAACTTGCAATTCTTCATTAGTCAATTCCGGCGTATTTTCTTTCAAAATGTTCTTAATTGCCGTATTATCTTTGGTAATTTTTTGGTTATATATGCTTGTGCCTATACCGCCCATACCGGCACCGGGAACAGCACCGGCGGCAAAAGCAAACAAACTTTGGCTTAAAATCTCGTCCATACTGTAACTGGAAACATCATTATAGTTTTCCCACAGCATACCAGCGCCCTCTTGCATAAATTCCTCGCCACCCTCAGTAACGGCACCTTTAACCGCCGCACCGAAAATGCTTTGAGGGTGTCGGGAGGCAATTTTGCCGATAGCCGAGCGTCCGACTTTGCTTTTTAAGGTTTTAACAATAGACGAGTTAATAACTTTATTGCCGAGCTGTTGAATAGGTTTAACCTTACCAATACCCAGCAAAAACCTATCACCCACAAATTCAAGTCCGCCCTCAACCACACCGGCAACCGTAGCGTCCGTGCTTGCGTCATTTGCGCTTTCACCGGCGGCAACTGCCTTGTCAAAATACTCAGTATCTTTAAGTGCCGCATAGGTTGTGCCTATTGCCGCCGCGGCAACAGTTGGGTTTTTTGTAGCTAAAGCCACCGCCGCCGCCTCCGCAGTGCTTACAATACCGCTACTTGCGGCAATAAAAAACTTGTCGGCATTATCCAGCTTTTCATCAGGACGCATAATTTGTGCGCCTTTGTTGAAAAACTTTTGCGTGCGTTCTCTTAGATTTTGGATATAGGCAATTTTTTCCTTTTGCCGGCGGATAATATTTTGCTTTTCTTCATCGCTAAATTCTTTATCACCAAAAAAGCTCCAATCTCCATTTTCCCAATCCTCAACAAGTTTCATACGCTTTTGGTATCTCAAGCCCTTATCAAGCACAAGAGAATCCACTAATTGCCCAGTGTGTTCAACAACTGCGCGGTTAAAGTCTTGAAAAACTTCCTCTATGGATTCACCAGCAATTTGTGTACCTGCCCACACCTTACCAAAGAAAGAGTCTTTACTTTTGCCGCCGTGTTGCGTATCAATCGCAAATTTAGCGTCCGTTGCGTCCATTCCGAGTGGCACATTATACATTTGTTGGGTTTCAGCGTCCATAACAGATTGAGTCATAGGCTCACTATTCTCAATTTCCCATTGCGGTTGAACAGCTTTATTGTCCGTTGTAACTGTATTTTCAATTTCCCAAGCCATTATTTTTGCCCTCCAAATTGTTTATATTTTTCGTAACTCACTTCTTCAATCGTGCCGTCAGCGCGCACTAAGCCGTATTTACCGCTTGCCGCGTCATACGCAGTGCCTTTGTAGCGTGTATCACTAACCGGTGTGCCAAGCCTTGAATTATCAATATTGTTGGTGTTGCCATAAAGATTGCCGCCGTCCAGCACCTTGTTAGGCTGTTGCTGTTCCGGCATACCCGATAAAAAGCTAAATCTGTCATTTGCCATTTGCCGTATTGTGGTATCTTGTGCATTTTTGAAAAGAGCGCGTTTTTGTGCGCCGTCCTCGAGCGCCACCACATCAGCTACGCTGTTTAGTCCGTTGGCTTGCGCCGCTTTTAGAAGATTACTATTATAAAGTTGATAAGCCTTGACACTAATACGCGCATTGTTTACCGCATCTTGTTTCAAGTCAGCCGAAAGGTTTTTGCCTTTTTTATTACGCTTAGCAATTTGTTTAGTATTTTTCAGCCAGCCATTATTTTCCAAGTAATTTTTAACCTCACTCATACCCAAATCACTGGTAAACCAGCCAAAGTTATCAGTGGATAGTTTATCAATTTGCCGTCCCCACATATCGTTTAATGGCATAATTATTTGATCCAAAACTTTTTTACCCTCCGCAACACTCATAGCCTTAACAGATAAGGCGCTATAAATTTTATTTTGTAGTTTCGCATAGTCCTCAGGTTTTGCCTCAGCGTTACTGGTAATTTGGGCAATTTCGTCATAAAGATTTTCTTTAATCATCACCTTTTCTGTTTCGTCCGGCTGTATCAATTTGCCGTAACCGTTCAAAGATTTTATTAGGCTTTTATACTCTTTGCTCGCCCCTTTAGGCATACGGCGGTTAATTTCCGCAATAGAAAGATTATTTGTTGCGCTTTGATTCAATAAATCATATTCGCTATGCAGTTGATTAAAGGTGTCCAAATACTCTTTTTGCTTACGTAAGCCCTGTATTTTGGCTTTTGCAAAGTCTTTGAGTTGCTGTTTTTCCTTTTCATCACTAACGTTGGCAGTGATAGCGTCCAGTGCCGCATTAACTTCATCGTCCCCCCAATCCTCCGGCGAGCTATCCAAAAAGTTATTAACACTTGCCGCGGTTCTTTTTTTATTGTAATCCTCAAGGGCAACATCATACTCATACCGGCTAATAGAGCCGTCCTTAAGCATACCACCCAAATCAGCACGCACGCGGTTATCAATTTCAGCCGCATAAGCTGGGTTGGCGCTTGCCGCCATTTCCGCCGCCTTATCGCGCTCACGAGCGGCGCGTAATCTGTTTTCACGTTGCAAATCTTGAGTTTGTCTAAAACGCAGGTTAAGTATTGTCTCTTTATCGTCCAGCGCGGTCATTGATTGATATTCTTTTGCAAAACGGCTATCAATATTTTTCCCATATTTTTTATTTATTTTATCCATTGCTTTCTCATAAGCCGCCAAACGCATACGCGGCTCAGCAATGGCGTTTGCCTCATTTAGCGCGTTTTTCTGTTCCAAAGCACGGTTCGTATAGTCCTCGTTCATATCACGCTTAGCCGCCTCATAATCAGCTTTTGCATATACGTCAGCAACTTGCGTGCCAAAGTTAGTAAGATTTTTAGCCAATTCAGCAGTTGCGTCATATTTCTCAACATAATGTTGTGTTGGGTTCATAGCGGTCGGGTTTGCCCTAACTTGCTGTGTATATGTATTATTTAAAGCCATATCGTTTACTCCTATTCATTAAACAAGCCGCCAGCCGAGGCAGTCCCCATTGCACTGCTAGCGCCGTTGATAATAGCGTTTAACCATCTGTTCTTTTTAGCGGCTTTAGCGTTTGCCAATAATTGTGCCGCCTCGCTTCTTGATTTTTGCGCCTCATACATCGTAGCTACATAAGCAGTATGATTATTATAGCGAGCCATCATATTATCAAGTTCAGCCTCTTGTTCTGAGCGCATTTGCACATCAATTAGTGTACCGCCTGTTATACCGCTTTGTGCCGTAGTAGCGCGCAATCTTGAAAGCTCCAAATCGCGCGCTTTTCTATCCATATCCTCATTATAAGCGTCCGCGTTGGCTTGTGCCGCCGCGTTGCCCTCATAAATATCACCCTCTAAATTTTTTAAGGCGGCTTGTTGTTTCAACTGTTTAATTTGCGAGTTGGTTTGAATCAGACTATTTGCAAAATTCAATCCAAAACTTGCCGCCGCCGCTAATGCCGCACCACTCATATTTAGCCTCCTTAATAAATTTCAAATTCAAAAACGATTGCCTGCAATGTAAAAGGCAACGGATACGGTTGCACAAATATAAGTTGCTCCGCCTCCTCATAGTCCCCATTAAACGGTGAAAGCTCAATATCACCGCTAAATAACGGTATCGGATTGTCTAAGTTATCACCTCCGGAGCGTGTCAAAGCGTCCTTGAGGCTGTCCATAGTATCACCAAACATACCGCCCATAGAGTTATAAACCCTAAAGCCAATTTGATTTATGCGCTTTTTCCGCGCCCTTGCGCTACTTTCACCATCCCCCTCCATAGAGGTTGGGATAATAACGCCTTTATATGGCAAGCCCACAATCGCAATTTTACTTTGCGTTTGCAGGGTAACCGTCCATTTTCCATTAACTTGCTTAACTTCTTGCTCCGGTTCAATACCACCCTCAGATACAATACTTACCGTGCGCCCTGCTAAATGATCTAAGCCGGTATTGATAACACTAAACGCCGTATTGGAGGTATAAACATTGCTTGCGTCCAAATAACAAGCCTCTTTTTGTGCCTCCAATAAACTATCAATACAATATTGTTTATATTCCTTAGCTGTATTGAAATCGGCTATTGTCTTTGAGAAAAAGCCTTGAAACGGATTTTGCAAAAATTCAATTCCATAGTTATCAACACTTGCGCCATTTATAATACGTTTGCGCTTAACACATAAGGCAAGGTTAGCGCTATCCGCGGCAATACTTTTAATTTCACCGTCCGTTTTAATTCTATACCAAGCCAAGCCCTCTTGTGCCGGATTATACAAGCAACACGAAAGTGCGCCGTTACTTTTCAGACAATAGATAACATCAAATGGTTCTTTAATATGCACCATATCTGTTATACCCTCAACGCAAATGTGCTTTGCATAGGTTTGTATTGTATCACTATCATATTGATAATTGCTTGCATTATAAGCAAGTGTGCTTGCGGTAGTGCCGGTAATATCAACAAACACAAATCTTTGCCCAATCCGCACCGGTTGAATCATTCGGCAACCATCGTGCGTTTGTTCAAACGAACGGCAGTTGCTAACATAAAACAAATCACTGGTGTTGCTTTCTCCGATTGCTACAATATTAACGTCCGTGCCGCAAATTAAATCTTTTGCACTTTCCAGCCATTTAATAGAGCCGACACTCACACCGCTTGAAACATTAAAGCTAAAGCCTGTTTCATAGGTAATAGCACCAAAATCCTTTTCCTTAAAACTCTCAAAATCATCAGTCCAACTAAACCATATACGGTTATCACGCGCTACACAAAGCCGCTCACGATGAAAACAGCCACAAGTCGGATAACCATATTCTTCACACCAACTGCCAAATTTCCATTTCCAAGTTTTACGCGTCTCACCAACGGCGGCAAACGGTATAGGTAACAGCACCTTAACCACACAACTTTTGCCGTCTTGTGAAATAGATTTTATTTTGCCTATACCATAACCGCAATCTTCATACACCCAATTTAATTTTCCGTCTGTTGCTGTTCCCTCGGTATGTTTTGGCGCGGTATCGCCGGTTGTGCCAGCCGCGGCGGCGCGGTATGTTTTATAATTAACCACAACACGTTGACCTGCTGTAACACTTTTACCCTCAGCCCAGCTGTAAATTTCATTAAAATTTATAGGTTCAATATAAAACAAACCGCCGATATGTCCGGCTTTGAATATTGCTTTATTTGCCGTAATAACTACATTATCGCCGGTTTGCGCACTTGCATAAACCCTATCCTCACTTTCAGTGTTTAAATCCTCAAATCCGCCGTCCTCAGCATAATCAACCTCATTGAGCGAAAAAGAGCCGTTGGCATTACGCTCCAAACGTTGCACCGGATATTTTTTTTGAGTTTGAAACAAATAAACCACATCACCGGATTGTGCGCTTTTTAATGCTGGTGTTCCTCTATTATCAAATAAATCAGCCAAAATGTATGGCGTTGTTAATTCTAATGGGTTATTGTTACCGTCTTTAAGTTGCACCCCATCACGATAAAACCGAACATAACGGTTGCCAAACTCCAATACATAAACATCGGTATCATTATAAGCAAAGCGCATAAGTAGTGTTTCCGTATTGTTTTTTGTTTTGCTTACATAATCCATACCGCCCCTAAAATATGCCGCACCCTGTATGGTGAGTAGCATATTATCACAAACGCGACAGCCGCTATTGACTTTTGTAACATCATCACGCCCATACAAATCAGGACTAACCTCACCGGCATTAAAGGCTCGTAAAACTCTTTTTTGTGCCATTATTCAACTCCCCATTCGTCAATAATACGTCCTCTAAGCCAGTTGCCTGTTGGTTTTGGTCTAAGCGGTATTTCAAGCGCATTACATCTTAGCGCGTCATCTAACGCGCCTTGTTTCAAGCGGCGCAGTTCTTCAAGGGCGCTTGTACTTTGTTTGATTCTTTCGCAACATTCAATCGCTAAATCCAATGCCAAAACTTTACAAAAACAAGCGTCATAGCTTGTTACATCTTTATTTCTATACTTATATTCAATAATCAGCGGCGGTTGATAGCGTGTATAAATTTTATTGCCGCGGATTTTATAAAACGGTGCGTAGCGTTCTGTTAATTCAACGCCTGAATATCCGGTAAATCTATCGTTAATGGTGATAATACCCAAGCAATCGCTAGGGGTTTGATAAACATATTTATAATCTTGATATAAAATGCTTTCGCTTTCTTCTAAAAAAGCCGCCGTATCTCTTTTTATGCAACAATTCCAATTATAAGCACGTATCAAATTATCACGCACCAAACGGTATGCCGCACTCATTTCCTCAGCGGTATTTGTTTTATCGTCAGCAGAAATATTATGTTTTCCGCCCAAAGCGCGGATTGCCGCGTTAATAACGTCCAATTCTGTTGTAAATGTTGCACTCATTAAAGCCTCCAAATAGGGGATATTTATGCCCCTTAACAAGTTGTTAAAATTTGTTTTGCGCCGTTAGTTTTTCGCAGGTGTAGCGCCATCTACATCAAGAAAAGAGGGGGTTTGCGCCCCCTCTAAAGTTTAGTTGCCAGATTTTTTACCCTTAGCATCGCCGTCCGGCTTAACTTCTTCGCCGTTTCCGGTAGTTACAACCGCTGGAGCGGCAAGTTTAGCCTCAGTGTCGCCGTCCGGCTTAACTTCTTCGCCGTTTCCAGTAGTTACAACCGCTGGAGCGGCAAGTTTAGCCTCAGCTTTGGCAATCTCAGCTTGCAAATTTTCCGGTGTTTTAGTGTGCCAGTTTGCAATTTTGAGTTCTTTGGCGCGCATTCTTAAAGCAACTTCGTCCTCTTTGCTAATAGTAGCACCTGTTTTGGTGTTATTAACAGTAGGTTTAGAGCCGTCAATGCGTTCAAAGTTTGGGTTACTATCCAACAGTGTGCCAGCCACAACTTTTTGTCCTTTGTGGTAAAACTTAAAGTTATAGACTGTATCATTTTTAGCAACATACTCAACCATATCTTACCTCCGTTTGTTATAATTAACCAACGATGTAAGGTATGATTTTTACCTTGCCGCTAATTGCGCTGTCATTGCTTGCAAAAGCAACTTTAGCATAGTCTTTTACATAAGACGGAAAGCCGATTTCGGCAATCACTTCACCCTCAGCAAAAGTGGTATCACCACTAATTGTGCGAGTGTGAGAGCCGAGTGCGCTATAAGTACCGTCAACCGTATCAGATTGTGTGGCGGTTAAGGTAACAGTTTTGCCGTCAGCAATCGTGCAACCTCCCTCGCCAGCAATGCACATAGCAAATACGTGTCCAAGTGAGCCACCGACCGCAACACCGCGAGTTGCCGCAACAGAGGCGGCCGCGGTTGCCTCATCAATAAAGTTTTCACCATAAAAACCTATTTTCATATTTTTATTCCTTTATAAATAAAGATTGAAATTAAAGGCGCACCGTTGATAAAGTGCGCCTATTCATTTACCACGGCATTACGTAGTTAGATTCAGTGCCGCGTAACATTGTGTTTGTGCCGATAAGCGGTATATCGTTCCATTCTTGAATAACGTTTTTAATCTTATCGTCAGCCAAGACAGTACGCAATTTTTCATACTTAAACTGTCCTAAGTGGGTTTTCATACTACGGCTCATAACAAGCGCAGTATCAGTCGGATCTGCCTCAATTCTATCAAGCAAATCATCAATCATTGCCGCTGTAACGTCTTTATTGTTAGCCGGATCAATATTGACAATCATACCCAAACAATCAGGACGTGCAACTTGATAGCCTAAATAGGCTTTCCAAGTAGCCTCATAACCGATTTTACCAGCGTCAGCACCGGTTGTGAGTTTATGACGCTCACCGCCGTTCAGCCAATCCATAACCATTACTTCATCACTGTTTTCCCCAACAGGGCTGACAAGTCCGCAGTTTTCTTCTTTGTTTTGACGGATTGCCATAATAGAATAGTTGGTATCGTTCGAGCCGCCAGCGTCAATGATTGTGCGCTTTGTAGCGTCAGTACCAATCAATTTATTGTAGGCAAATGCTTTTTTATAAAGATTTTCATAGATAAAGTTGCATTCAGTTGCTTTACCAGCGTCATTTAACACAATTGGTGTACGCTTAGCAAAGTAGATTTCAGCGGCTTTGCCTCCGTCTTTAGTGTTGTTGGCAATCAAAATAGCTTTTTCTTCCGATACGCTCATTTCGCCAGCCAATACACCTAAACGTTCCTGTTTCATAATGGTTTTAATATCCATAACAACGTTTGGAGCGTCAAATTCACGGAAAGAAGCACCGCTTACGCCAGCAACTTCTTCGTATTGATTAAATAGACCGTGAGTAGCAGTCATAAACGGGACAGTCTGCAAAAATTTCAACTCTTTCATAAAGCTGTTAATCAGCATCTGCTGAGTTTTACTGTAACTCAAGGCTACTTGCTGTAATGTATCATTACTCATTTAGTTTTTCCTTGTTAAAAAATATGGAGGCGTTATTGCCTCCAGTTGATAAAAAGCATATTTCATTAACCGCGTTTGCGTGAAATATACCCCAGAAGGCTCTCACTATCTTCACTGTTGCCGCCGCTAATGCCGCTATAATCGGTTTGAGTTTTACCCAACAGTATCATCATAGAGAGTGCCGCCTCCACTCCGATTGCCTCGGAGAGTCCTCTTAATTTGTCCTGATCCAGTTTCATTAAGGACAACCCTTTATTCATCAGGCTTTCATTTTCTTTTTTACTTTCGCCCCAACTATCAACTACTTTGTTGTAGCCATCAGTAAAGGTTTGTTTGGCTTGTGCCTCATCAGCCGCCATAACCTCAGCCACATTTTGCACTATTGTTTTTGCGGCAATAGGATCTAATTGGCATTTATGAATAAAGTTAATTAAACTTTTTTGTTCGTCTGTATCCATCGGCAAGCCATAACCGCTTGCGTCATCAGGATAACCACACGATTTTCTAAAAGTTAAAACCGCGTTTGCATCGTCAGCGTTCGGATAAACTAAACCCCCAGTGTTTTTATCATCACTAGGGGTTTCAGTTTCTTTTCCGCCGGTTGATTCCGGTAATGTTGTATTATCCGCTGGTGGAGTTTCCGGCGGTGTAATTTGCTCGATTGTACCGTCAGTAACATTTTCGTTTTCATTATCAGCCATATTTAAGCTCCTAAATATTGTTTAACAATTTGCTCCACAGGTGTATTGATAAAATAATCAATTCTCTCAAGCACCGTAGCGCGCCCAGTAGCCACCAGCACCTTGCTTGTATCAAGGTCCGGTGTTATTTTTCCGCTCATATCCGTTGGTATGGATAATTGGCAGAAATTTCTCAAATCTTGCATAACAACCTTGTTCTTTGCCAGCTCAGTATAAGCCGCTTTCAGTTGTTCAACTGCAATCTTCACATCTTCTTTAATATTTGCCATTTCAAAACCTTTTGCTAATAGTTTCCACTTGCCAGCTTATTATCATAACGAGCGCTCACGTCACCGGCAACGTTCGCCGCGCCGCTATCAATAGCAGACGCTATTGCCGCCGCATTGTCAGCCTCAGCCTGTTGTTCTGCCAAATCATTATAGTCATCTTCGGCAAGCAAGTGATCCGCAGGCATACCGTTTGCACTTGCCATTGTGGTTAAACATTTATAACTCTTAAAAGCCAATGGTATATGCCGGTCAAAGTTAGACAATCCGATAGCGGCTTGCATTGTGGTTGCAATACCGTTTGCCTTAATCAATTCTTGTGCCTTATGCTGTTCACCCTCATATTGAATAGCCGCATACGGCTCATCAGAATTCATTAACGCTTGCAATTCCTCAGGCATATTATCAGGTAATTTGCCTTGCCGTTTCATAATATCCAACTCACGCGCAACCATCGGATCTAATAGTTCGTTTTCAATCGGGAATACGTTAATACTCATAATCATTGCACGTTCAGAGGCACGTTGGTTTATTTCAGTTGCCGTCATTTTTCCTTCTTGATAATACATCATATAGAGCGGCACGAGGTAAAAATCCTCAATACCTTTATTGACAAGCTCCTCCATTTCAACACCAAGCCGTGTATTATCGCCGGTTTGTAATGGTTTTAAGAGTTCTCGCCCCTCACTATCAAGTGTGCCAGCCATAATAGCACCAGCAACCGGCATTAAACCACCAAAAGCCGCATCGTTCCGAGCCAAAAGAGGGGGATCAACAGCTTTTTCAGCGGCTTCAATCGTTGATTTTCTGACGCGTTGCAACATCTTAATATCGGGTAAAGCCTCTAAAGATGGTGAGTTTGAATAAATATCATAATCCAACTCTTGATAACGCGTAAACATATAAGGGCAGGTAAAAAACTTACCGCTATCCAAAACCGCCGGTTTATTCATATCATTAAGGATAAGATAAGACTTGTAGCGATATTTTGTAACAATCTTAGTGCCATCAGTACGCTCCAAGACGTCTTTATATTTATCTATTTCCTCTTTGGTTAATTTACTTACAACGTGGATAAGGCTCAATTCACAAAACTTATTTGCCTTAATTTTACTCCACACCTCAGATGGTATAACCTTTTCCGGTTCAATACCTTTATTTTTTAATGTTTCGCAAACTTCCCAACCGCTTTTAATTACCTTACGGAAACAGGTTTTAATTGTGCCATCTTTGTATAAAACAGGATAAAAGTCTTTAATATTAACCGATTCGTATGTTGCACCATCACCATCTTTATCTTCATCAACAAACATCACACCCAAGCCAAGTTTACCATATCCACGCCAAGTTTTAATAATAGCCTTATTAAATCCGGCGTTTGGACGGTAACGCATTTCAAAAACAGCGTCCGTTAGTTTTTCCAGCCAACTTGTAACCTTTTGATTATCTTTTAATCTGTTTAGCGGCGCGGTAAATCTGTGCCAGCGTTGATTATTTGGCGTAACCGTAGATTGTAAAGCCGCCACAAACTTTGGCAATGCCCTTTGTGCGGTAGTTGAGTAAATTTTTTCGTTCCACACCTTTTTAGCCGCATACTTTTTGGTGATAAAAGCATTAGCAGGATCTATCATTTCCATAATCGTTTGCCATACAGACTCTAACGGCTTACGATTATTTTCCAGTTTGCCTAAATCTTTAATGTATTCTTGCGCCTGTTCTTTGTTGATTTCAAACATAAAGCCTCCATATAGGGGATATTTACACCCCTTAACAAGTTATTAAAATTTGTTTTGCGCCGTTAGTTTTTCGCAGGTGTAGCACCAACTACATCAAGAAAAAGTAACAAGCAAGGCGAATGCTCACACTCCTAAAATTGTTGGTTGCCCCAGCGCCCCATTGTCGTTTGCCATAGGCGCGCCGCGTTTGCGTCTTGAGGCACGGTTGTGAACATCACCCACATATTGTTGTAATATTTCATCATTCACCGTTTCGCTGGTTACAGGTATATTTGTGGTATTATTACCAATTTGTGCGGTTTGGCGTCCGTTATTGGTGACAGCACTAGCTAAGCGTAAAGCCTTTTGTTCCGGCGTTTCTTGTGGTTGACCTGCCCGAGCGTTAGTATTGTTAGTGTTTGAATTATCCGCGGATTGCGCTTGCTTTCTTACACTAAGAGTTCCGGTTTTCTTTAACCTCCTAATTAGCTTCCCCATCTTATACCCCCAGCGCTGTTGTGCCACTTAATTTATTCACATTACCTGAGGCGTTGCCATCTGTGTTATTTGTGCTAGCTCTGTTGCGTCTTGATTTCCGAGTGCGCAAATCACTCACATACTGCAATAATCCATCTGTTTCAGCGTCAATTTCAGATGTTTTCACTTCCGGTGTCTTTTCAGCATTTACCCCAATAACACTGTCAATGTATTTTTCTTTATTCACATTGACAAAACCATTTTTACGACCTGTTAAATCAACAGAACCACCTGTTGCAACGTTTCCTACATTAGCGGCCACATCAGTTACCTTTCGTACCGCACCTTTAACATCACCTTTAGCTAAGCTACCAACTGCGCCGACTGCTGAACCGGTGGCATTTCCAACACTTTTAACCACGTTTGTGGTTGCTTTTACAGCCGGTTTAGCCACTGCCTTAACAGTTTTGGTTATTGCTTTGGTAACTTTTTTAATGCTTTTACCCATTTATAGTCTCCTTTTGTTAGTTGCTAGTTTTTTTCATAAAGCCAAATTGTTTTGCCTTTTTCTGTTCCAATAGGCTTACACCCAAGAAACTTGTGCATTTTTGTTTGTATTTTGCTTTTTTTAGATAGCGTAAACATAGGCAAACCACGTTCAGCCACCTTGCCAATAATTTGTTTGGCATATTTCAAATATAAAGGGCTTATCCTCTTATCCGGTGTAAACCAAATAAAATAACTGTTATCTATGTATTCAACCGCCATCACGCACTTATATTCACCAACGATAATGGTATAAGCCTCACCGTTTTCTAACCCGGACTTATCCGGATCATCTTTCCATTCAACCTTGCCAATATCATTAAAGACAATGCTTTCTACATCGCCTTTTTCATATTTTCTAACTATTGCCATTGCTAACCTCTATTATACATTACCGTTTGATAAGGCGTTGTGTTTTCGTTAGGAAAAACGCCGCTTATATCAAACAACCGTGCCAGCGCGTCAATCATATCATCGTGATTAACAGCCGGATATTTCGAGTATTCATCATCAATAAAACTTTGCGTAAAATCTTTAATTTCGCCATCAACGGTTATCATCGGCAACCGAGTAGGAAAAAAGATTTTGCCCTGTTCAAATAGCGGTTGTAGTCGTTCAATTCTTTGTTTCTTTGCCACGTTACCGCCAAGCCGGTTGATATTAAACCGATAGTGTCGCGTTTCCATTTCAGCCTCAATATGTTCTCTATCGGCTTGTTGCCCGTAGCTTTCATACCAAACAGCATTTGGCTTATACATTTGCACCAGCCTAAAAAGCCAGTTTGTGCGCTCCGATAAATTCAGCCTATCGCGTATGCCGTCAATCACATAGTAGTTGCCGTCTTTACCAAAGCCCAGCACAATCATTACTGTATAATCGCTTTTCTTATCTTTAGAGCTTGCCGGATCTACCACTATGTAGCGGTTCATTGTTTCCCAACCCTTACCATCATAATATTTTATCCATTCCGGCATAAAATAGCGGTTATTAGCAATAGATGGGTCTAAGAGCATTTGCGTCCCAAAGATTGCCGCACCCATTTCAACGCGCTTAGCTTTCAAATCCTCCGGTGATAAGAAAACGCTGGTATTAAAATCCATTGCGTCCGTCATTGCCGGATAAATTCGCGGCTTAACGCTACCATCCTTAATAATTTCATTATACGTGTCATTGTAGGCATAAAATGTGCCTATCATAATTCTTTTGGCGGTTGCCGAGCCTAAGTTTAAGCTCATTCTGAAAGCCGCTGTGGTTTTCAAAATTTGCTCCGGCGTATTCACGCTTTCCGACGTAACAAGGTCATCATATTTCAAACGGTCATAGTGCATACCTGTTGGCTGTCCTTCAACCACACCGCAAGCCTCAACAGTCATTTCCTTACGTGTGCTGTTGCGCTTTACACAGATTTTATCCTCTGTCCATTTCGGACTTTCCTTTTTCGGATCAGCGTAAAAAACATCAGGAAACAGAGCTTTTAACAGCTCATTTGTTTCAAGCGTGTTTTTTATCTGTATCACAAACGCCCTTGCAATCGGCAATTTATGTGAAAAAATCCCGATTGTTATTTCGGGATCATTCAAAATTTCAAATATTGTGTGCGCGTATGTAATAATTGTGCTTTTAAAATGTCCGCGCGCCCATAAGTCTAAATAACCATAGGGTTTTTCTTGAAATTCCCTACACCTATCCAGCACCCATTGATTATTGGCAAAACTAACTCCAAGCACATAAACCAGCAAAAAGAACAAATCATTTTTCGCCAGCGTCCTCCACGCGTTCACTTTTTCCTGATCGGATAACCGCGCTAAGGATTGCATTAACTCCTTGTATTGCGCTATCTGTCGGAGCAATATCAACTTTTCCATTGTGCTTTACCTCAGTTGTGCCACTTAAATCCACATTTACTTTTTCCCCATACTTTTTAGGACTCATACGCGCCATAGCAAATTTGCGTGCTTCAATCCTCAGCCTTGCTTTTGCCACTTCGTCTTTATCGCTAGGGCAATCATCGGCAATGCTTAAAATTTCATCAAAGAAATAATCCGCGCGCGCCGCTTGCGCGTCCGTGTAGTTATCCCGAAACTCCTCACTGTTCAACCATTCATAGACCTTGTTAAGCGGCAAATTTTTATCAAGGCATATTTCACGCAATGATTTGCCATTTCGCATTTCTTCAAAAATGCGTTCGGCGTTAGCCTTGCTTTTCCATTTTGCCTTTGGGCGTCCCATCTTTTGTTTGGGTTTTATCGCCGGTTTGTCCTTTGTTTTCCCTTTCATTGCCGCCTCCATAATTGGAAAGAGCGGCGGTGTGGTTGAGAGCGCCGCCACTCACTTAATGCTTAAAGTATTGCCTTTAAGTTATGCCAAACAAAAAGACGCAAGTGTTAAAATCCTTGCGTCTTTCAGCCAGAGTGTAAAAACCCTAGCTTATTATCTTTATACTTTAATTCACCCGATTGTGTAAAATGAAAAAGTGTCAAATAATGTAAAATGTTGTCAAATGAGTGTAAAATAAAATAATAAATTGTTGATTATAAATAGTTTTTCATTTCAACAAGCAATTTTTTAAGCGCTTTTCTTTGGTATATATCCAACATTTGTCGTGTAAATCCGAGCTTACAGCACACAATTTTCCACGGCTGAGGACGTTCCCTCATACGCGCCGAAAGCAAATCATACTCAAACTTTGATAGCTTACACATAAAATTGGCGTCCATATACCAGCAATCAGCAATATCAATATTAGTGGGGCGAAAGCGTGGATTTTCCGCGTCCTCAGCCGTTCCCTCCGTAACAATAAACAACCACATATAATTTTTTGCATAATCAGGGCGCTTTTGTGATGGCAACGCCGCCAGCGTTTCAAAATAGCGCATAACCTCAATCTTAACATCCTCAATCGTGTTTATTTTTCTCAACATAGACAAAACTCCCTAAACTCTCAACCAGTAAATAGACAGAAATTTAATAACATTGCTAAAAACGCGCTCTCTATCCTTGCTGAGCCAGCGCCGATAGGCGCAATAAGCAATCGGAAGATTGCGCACTTCTTTTGCGCTTTTATAGCGCAAATCCCCCATAATGCTTGCCAGCGCAGTCTTTTCAGGGCGTTAGTCCGAAAAGGCGCGCTTATTGTCAGGCAAGCATTAACCCTTTTATCCACAACGCCAGTGGATTTATCCACAAGTTGTGCAACCTTTTCCTTTCTCCCATACCCTCTAACCATATCCAAAATCCTTTAATCCTCAAACCAAATACCTTAAACCAAATCCCTAAAACCCATAAAATATATTTTTATTTTTCTTTTTGGTTCTTTTTCTTTTGTTTTTTGCATTTTTGCCACCACTGGTAACGAGTGGTTACCACTGGTGAACAATTTTTTAATTAAGAATCGTTTTACTGGGTTTACGCCCTGTTTTTTGAAAAATAAATTTTTTTGGTGTCCGCTGGTAACCATTGGTAACGAGTGGTTACCAATGGTAAGTTTTGGTAACTGTTGGTAAATTTTGGTAAAATTCATACACTACGCCCCTTGTTTTTTGGTGCGTTTGCGCGTTTTTGCCGTTTCTTGGTTGCGTTTTTTAATCGCCTCATAGCGGCGCGCGTTTGCATCCATTGCACCTTTGAAAGAGTTAAATAAAACACGTGCTGTTGACGAAAGTTTTTTGACGTCCACCGCCCCATACATATTATAGTCGTGCATTGCGAGTACCGCCTCTTTGAATAAATCAGCGTCCTCATCACGCATTGCCTCTATACTATCAGCAGGGACAACCCAGCCTGTTTTTTTCCTCTCTATATCCTCAACCATATTTTAAGACTCCTATAAAAATAAGTTATAAGTTAAGACAACCTTGCGCGGCGTTTGGCTTGCCGTGCTTTGTATTAAATTCATTAAGCCGATTGCGGATTATTTCCGCATATTTCGGCTCTTTTTCCATAACAATAAACCGCCGCCCCAAATTGCGCGCCGCCACCGCGGTTGTGCCGGAGCCTGAGAACGGATCTAAAATTAAATCGCCTTTGTTGGTATAATACTCAATAAATGGATACATTGCCTTTAGCGGTTTTTGTGTTGGGTGTTCTGTTCTCTCATTTCCGCTACATACAGGCAACATAATATAATTCGGCTGTTGTCCGTTTTGATAATTAAACGTCAGCTTTCCGTCCGGTTTTTGCAACATAACCGCAACCTCCCAGCCGTTTTGAAATTTCACCTTGCGCGCTTGCGGCGCAGGATTTTGTTTTATAAATGCAAAATATCCTTTACATTTAAATCCATATTCATTTTGCAAATAGTGAGATAAAAAGTTAATTCTATCCACATCAAAAAAGGCAACGAGCATACCCCCCCCTCTTAATTTTGGCACGCATAAATCAACCCACCGCTTTGTAAAATCCATAAAATCATCAAATCCGGCAAACTTATCCCATTGTCCAAAATCGTGTGTAATCGCTTTGGCTTTGCCATATTTTTGCCCGTTGCCGTTACGGATTATTTTTGTATCGTTGGCAATTCCATACGGCGGATCGGTCAGTATCATATCAACCGAGCCGTCCGCCACGTTACCTAACAATTTGAAACAATCCCCCTCCAAAATGCACATTTTTCTTATCCTTGCGGTGGTGTAAGTTACATATCTAAAGCCTTGCAATAGGTGTCTGTAACCAATTCTTGCTCTTCGCGGTCGGCGACATTCATTTTACGTAGTTTCAAAACAACGCGCATAATTTTAACATCAAAACCGGCACTCTTAGCCTCAGCGAAAACATCGCGTATATCATTACTTACACCTTTCTTTTCTTCCTCTAGGCGCTCAATACGCTCAATCAGACTACGCAATCTATCTTTGGCAATACCACCAACCTCAGCGTCTTTTTCTTTAACGCAATCCATCACCGGCTCATTTTCCGGTTCAGGTTCTTTGTCCAGCACCTTGCCAATTCTTGTTTCGCTGTATTTGCTATCATTTTCCATAGTCTTTTGTTCCTTTTCAAAATTTATTTTCTTTTCCGTCAGCACCTCGCATAATACTTTGCGGCGCTGTTCCTCTGTTTCCGGCGCGCAAATCCGCGCATAATCATCAACGGTGAACGGATAAATAGGCTCGCCCATCTTTATCAACATTTCGCATTTCATCATATTAAAATGGATTGCCATATTGATATTAACGCCTTTTTCATTCATAGCCTCAAAAGTTGTATCAGTATCAACTTTAAGCGCTGCTTCCATATCCGTTATGTATTCGGCAAGCTGTTTACGTTCGTCCTTTGTCATATAAGCCATTGCACCTAACATTATTTAAGCCTCCACGTTTTGCTATGCCTCTCAATAACCGCGCATACGCCACAAATCACAACCACCAGCAACGGTATAAAAGCCAATAGTATTGCTGTCATTTTTGCGCCTCTTAAAGTTTTTCGCCGGTTGCTAAAGAATATTGTCCGCAAATTTGCCATAGTTTGCCCTTAATGCGGCTTTGACAAACTTCTATACCCATATTAAAATCGTTATTTTCCGGGTTAATACAAAAAGCCGCCTCCACATCTGCTGTTATTTGCCCGTTTGGATATTCAAAAGTCCATTCGCAGATTACGCCGGCTTTTACCGCCGCCGGTTGCGAGTAAGTTGTAACTCGTTTTTTGAAAATTCGGTCAATGTCCTCATTCGTATATTTAATCTGTAAGTTTTTCTGTTCCATAGTTACCTCCTATGCGATAATATTTTTAATTTTATTGTCATTATACCGTTTCTGTTTTGATAAATTTCTTTACAAACTCTTTAATCAGCACAATCAGCCTTTTGTTGCCTTTATAGCCTTTTGTAGCGGTTTTATAGCAATACCGCTGTCCGCTCTTAATTTCCCATATTGTCATTTTCGTTATCCTTTTCTGTTTCGTTAATATTGTAAAAATCGTTAGGCTCAACTTGCCTACCGCTCCACTCATAGATTTTTTGCATACTTTCCTTAGTCGGTATGCGCTTTTCTGTAAGCCACATAGAACAAGTGGATTGAGGTAAGCCGAGCTGTTTTGACATTTCCACAACGCCAATTTGTTTTTCTTGTAGATATTTAGAAAGTTTCATAGTTATTTGTTACCTCCGCATTCTATAATATTGCTATTTGTGATATTGTCAATATAAAAATATCGCAAATGGTGATAAATGGCTTATATCCCTGTTTTTTATTGATAATATCGCAATTTGTGATATAATAATTTATAGAGTAAAGAGGTATTGTATGGTTAAAAACAGGATAAAAGAAATACGCAATGCGCGCAAAATGACGCAAACAGAGTTGGCTCAGAAAACACATCTTAGTCAATCACATATTGCTATGCTTGAAAGCGGCGAGCGCTCACTTGACTTAGATTTAATGGTTGCCATCTCAAAAGAGTTAGAGGTTAAGCCTTATGAGTTAATGCCAGTTGAAATGCAACCGGAAGAAATTACACCGGAAGAAAGAGAAATTTTACGTATGATCCGAAAATCAGCCACACCGCAAAGCGCAGATAATAACCATATACCGAGCCAAGCGAGCGTGGAAAAACATACTCCGCAACCGAGCCAACCACCGCATAAATCAAATGAAAGGTAATTAAAATGAAAAAATCAGTATTGTTATCTCTTATTTTATTATCCGCGTGTGCATTTCAGCAAAATATCTATTCTTACAAGCAAATAGATACAAAACGTAAGACGGTTGCTATATCAGCGGCAAATTTATCAGAAATGCACCAAGCCTTGAAACAAGCACTTATGAACGCCGGATATAAATTATATGTAAAGAACGATAATAAAGACAGTGGCTATTTAAAACAAACCTCACAATATGAGTTATCAGACAATATTATAATCAATCCGGCTGTGTCTTGCGGTGCTTTATCTTTTGAAAATGGTTACTCTTATGCAATATCATTAAATCGGAAGAGATTGATCTAAAAACCAGTGAAGAAGTTTTTAGTATGCAAGGAAAAGGCTGTTATAACGATATTATGGATAACTTTGTTGCCTTAATAAACAATCGCTATAATAACTCTGGTATGTATAATAGTGGCGCACAGGAAAAAGAGCCTCCGGCAACACCGGTGTTGCAAGTCGGGGGGGTTCCATTGTGGAGCAAATAGCTTTTATACTTTTCTTTATAATCGCTGTATATATTGCGATTCCTATGATTTTATTTTTAACATACACGTGCTTAGGCATATTAGGTGAGATTTTAAATAATGAAGATATAAAAGACATACAAGAAAGTATTTTTACTAAAAAACTTAATGATTTTTTAGTAAAATTATATCCATTTTTAAGGTAAATCACCCCTTGAAATAAAAAATTTTCCACCGCGCAAAGCCTTTATTTACGCGGTTTTTCTTTTCTTGTGTATAAAAAAATTACAAATTGTGATATTTTTATATTGACATTATCGCAAATAGTGATAATTTCACTCTTAGTTAATGAAAATTAAGGGAGATTAAAGTTATGTCAAACTTACTAAATAAAATCAAATCATCACCAACACCAAAATATTATTCGGGTGAATTTGAGGCAAACACACCGCACCAAATTCCTGTTGATGTTTTTGGGCGTACGAAAAACCGCACACTCAAAATCCACCGCATTGCTTTGTATGTTTGTGCCGCCGCGGTTGCACTCTTTGCCGCTTATAATATGCACGAATGCAACAAATCTTTCGATAATTGTTTGCGCTTGCTGGAACAAATAGAAGTCAACAGCGCAATCCTAGACCAAGAAATCAATGAACTTTCACAAGCTATTAACGGTGTGGAGGTTGATTATGAATAATTGGCAACCTTATCCGCAAAACAAGCCGGAACAAACAACGGCGGCAGAAATGGCAGATTATGCTGTGCTTGTGCCAAATCCTAACCGTGTTAATAAAACCGGCTATAATGAACACACGCCGCGTTATCAACTCTATCTTGCATTTTGGCTAGGGGATAGGTTTGTTGGTGAAGATATGCGCGAGCTGAATGTTCATTATTACATCACATTACCATCACATTCATAAGGTGTAGCCTCCATTTTAGGAGGATTAACAACCCACAATCTGCCTGATACGCGGTAGTTAAAGTGATGGAGGCGCAGACAATACAGAGCGTATTGACAAGCCGAGAGAGCGTATAAATGCCGATGTATCGGCAGACCGTAAGGCAAGTCTTAAAATCCGCCTTGCTTGTTATTTTTTCTTTGTGTAGTGCGCGCTACACCGCAGAAAAACTAACAGCACAAAACAAATTTTAACAACTTGTTGGGGGTTATGAATCCCCCTGAAATGGAGGCTTTAATTATGGTTAATATAGCAAAACTCCGCGCAGACCTTGAGGCGGCTCTACCGCCAATAGTAGCGCGCCGGAAAATAGACTACTATTTAGGCGGTTTATATAAAGGTGAAACAATGGCTGTTTATGATAGTCAAGGCAAAGGTATCAAAGATCCTGTGCGTATGGCAGACGGCAAAGTCGGCTACCTCAAAGATAACCTTATCGACTGGTTTATTTCAAAAGTGGAGGCGGCAAATGACATACCTAACGAAAACAGCTAAAGAACTTACTCAAAAATATCAAAATAACGAACTGCCTGCCGGACATTATTACTTTTGTGTCGGCGACATTACCCCGGATATCGGCTATTATAAACCGGCAGACACAGATACCTTTATTTTAGAAAGGCGGAAAAAACTCGGATTACCCGCGCCGCAACCCAAAATATATAACGGAACAACAACATTTGTCGGTGTGTTGAAAACCGTAACAATTCTAGCCCCTGTATTACCATATCATTGCGAGGAAGAATAATGGAAATCACCATACAAGACCAGCTCCGCTGTGTAGAGCGAGAAATAAACAAACGCCAGGCTGTTTACCCGTGGTTGGTTGCTCGCGGTAAAATGACTAAAGGCACTCAAGATAAAGAAATTGCCACGATGCAAGCTGTTTATCATACGCTTGTCTTAGCCGAGCGAGTACATCTCCACCGCCGTTTTAACCAAAAGCAAGAAAATTATTAAAACAATTAAAGACTGAGGAGGTAAAAGCAATGTTCAAGAATTTTAGAGCGTTTATAAGGTGCAACACGCCTATTATTATCCGCCGCAAAACGCTGGAAAATATGTTTATCCGCTTAATTAACGCAATGGATAGAAACAACTTTAGCGTAATAAATCCCGTTATTCGCGATTTAGAGTGCTTACGCAAAAACACGTGGGATCAGGATAAAATCACTCATATACAAAACTGGTTACGCAACAATTTCAAATACGCAAGGAAATACAGCAATGACAACTAAGAAAATAAAACCCATCAAATTTAATGAAATCAAATTATCGGATACAGTAAAGGCAGATGACTTTATAGATATACGCGCCAATGTGCCGGAAGATATGGCAGAATTTTTTGATAAACACCAAAAAACCTTATTGCCGCGGATTTTACCGCTTTTGGTAATAATGAACATAACCAAGCAACCGCTTTTTATAGCGAAGTTTACCGTAGGTGATAAACATTATACTTTTAATATTGAGGAGTGCGCCGCTCCCGATACAATACTCAACTAACAGGAGGATTAAAATGTTATCATCTATTTTTTGGGCGCTTTGGCGCAGACTTTGGGGACACGGTGATTTTAAGAAAGTTATCAGCCGTGCGATTCAAGCCATTATTGGTATGGCCGTTTTAACATACCAACTACACGGCAGTCTTAATATTTGGTTTACCATCGCTGTTGCGGTTTGGGTAGTCTTACAATACTGGAGTAGAGCCGTTGGTGCAATCTTAGACGCTGGATTAAATCACGATCAAGACGCTAGCCTGTATGGGCGTTGGTTTAGAATACCGCTTGATTGGGTATATGATAAGCTAGGCAAAAAGAAATATGTAGGCTTTTATGATTTTTGGTATGCCTCACTCCGGCACGCCGTAGGTGCATTGCCGTTGTTTTATTATTCGTGGTTGGCAGTATTCTTAATACCATTTCACTACTTTATTTATCTTGCGTGTATAAAGCTGTTTCAGAAATACCCAAGTCTTTATCATAATGCCATCGCCACCAAGCTCACATTAAACGAGCCAAAGAACGTAGCGGAAATAATCCACGGTGCTTTATTCGGTTTAATTATATGCTTAATTGAGAAAGGATATTAAAAATGACACAACCAGCAGATAGACGGCAAATTGCTAGAATAGAGGTAAGCCCTAGCGGTGCGGATTATGTTATACCTTGTTTTGATTGGAGTAATGAAAATAAATATACTTGTCAAGACATTATACATACAACAGAACTTTTGCTAGAGCGCTTTAAGAAAGAATATAAAAAAGTGTTTAAGGAAGAATATAAAGATGATTAAAGGTAGTTTATGTTTTGTCTTCGGTTCTTTATTTATGCTTGCCGCTATTCAAGATAATGTGTTGGCTATGTTTGCCTCAATTTTAATGTGTATCAATGTTTGTGTTTTTATAGGGAATAGAAAATGAATGAACTTAATTTTAGGGCATATATTAGCTCAACCGATAGATGATATTTCGGATAACAGTTATTGCGAGGACTACGACTGGTTATCTATTGAATTTGGTATTGTTGAACAGTTTACCGGCTTATATGATCGCTTTCACAATCCGATATATCAAGGTGATTGGCTTAGAACACCAGACAATACCTATTGTTATGTTGTAAGAGATAGAGGCTTTTGGGCGGTAAAATCATTACCCAGCGAGGCAATAGATTTTGAACACAGTGAGTTTTATGAGAAATGCAAGGTAGTTGCCACCTATAACGAACACCCAAACTATATGGAGGAAGTAAGCAATGATTGATTGGGAGCAAAAAAAAGAATTGGTTAAGGCTATCAATCATAAAAACTATAAAGAGATTGAAAAATTTGTCAATAAGCATATTGAAAATTTTGATTGTCAAGCGTGGGATATGCTTGCTTTTGCCGAACTTATCCAAGCGAATTATACAAAAGATTTTTTAAATAGTTTAAAAAATCACTACAAAAAAGCCTACGAAAGCGGACTATTAAATAATTTATCAATACTTTCTGCAATTCGTTTAGGTTGTGCCTTAGGTGATACGGAGGAAAAAGCCGATGTATGAAATCATTTATGAAAATATTGGACGTATGAAAGTAACCGGCAAAGTCATAATAAAAAGGTTTTCCTTTGCGGCACTAAATAGAGTGTTTAAGCCTTACTTTGGCTCAACACTTGAATTTTCCGTAAATGAAGAAACCGGCGAGGGAGTTATTTATTTTGGCTGGCATTCACAACCATTTAGAATAAGGAAAATAGGAAATGGAAAATGTAACAATAACCTTTGAACAAGACAGTAAAAAAGCCGTTGCTAAAATGACTATTGACGGCAACCGTGTTACTTGCACCTTAGATTTTGAACCATCGCTCGAAACAAAAGATATGAATAAACCGGCGGCAACCTATATAAAAATTGCCTTTGAGTTTATCAAATTTCTCAAAGGAGGAAAAAGCCGATGAGTAACACCTTAAAACTTGTCCTCACGAATCATTGGTTTGAGGAAATAAAAAGCGGACGCAAAACGCACGAATATAGGGAGTGCAAATGGTTTTGGATAAAACGCATAATAATGGGCGTGCAAGACAGAGAGGATATTTACCGTTGGACAATAGGGGATAGCGATTTTGAGAACTTACCAAGAGATATAAACGAACACTTTTTGGGGTATGGCTTTATGTATGGTTTTTGTTATGTGGAGTTTCAAAAAGCATATCGCAAGAACGCAGAAAAAATGCTTTTTAACGTAAGAAATGTAACGATTATAAACGGAAAAAGCACCGACTTAAAAATAGATAAATGGGTTTTTGATATTGAACTAGGGGAGCGTATAAAATGATGACATCTTTAGAAAAAGCCTTAATTACAAAACTTGAAGAATTGGCTTATGAAAATGAACAGCTTGCTAAACAAAATAGCCGCCTCACAAAAGTTGTTGAGTATGCACAGGGCTTATGCGAAGAATTAGTTGCAAGTAAAGCCCAAAAAACAGACGCGCCGGATCAGTGCGTGTATTTTAATGATATATCTGTTACCGGTATCCTAAAAGACATTAACAAGGTTTTGGAGGTTAATAATGAATAAAGACCAGCGCGGATTTTATTAAACTAAAAGACAGCTTAACCGGAAAAAGGATAAAACAAAAATGAACAGAAACGTTTATATAATTATTTATAAGGGCGGCGACGGTTTAGAACAAGCCGGTAATGAATGTTATGATGCGCCTTGTCAAGCTCAAGAGAAAATTATGCAACTTGAAAAACAATATGGTAAATCTATGAAATTTCAGTTATGCAAAATTTCCGTTTGGCAAGCAGCAAAAGGTGGACTCGCAAAGGTAGGAGAGTAATATGGAAGTATATGGTTATATCATTGTAAAATCAAAATCAACCAAGTATGCCGCCTTTTTATCAGACGCCGGAGGAGTAACTTTTGATATTCGTGATGCCGAGCAATACACTCTTAAAGAGGGTTTAGCTATGCAAAAGTCAAATAAATATATGGTTTGGATTTCCACGCTTGAGTTAGAAAAATACAAAATGATTGTTGCGCCGATTGATAATATAGAACAAATGGATGCAGATGCCGAGTTTGCTTGTGAGTTATATACTTGGTTGCTTAATTCGGATTTAGGGGAAGCTTTTACTTATGGTTGTTGGTGGGGTAATATGCCTTATTGGGGATATGAAATAGTTGACACTCCACGCGGTGAAAAGCAAAGTTTTGAACACGATTTTGAGGACGAGCAAGGCAATGTATTAAATCTACCGGAAAAATTTAAATATATAGACCACGAATATTGCCATCAACGAACACGCGGCATAGAGGGGGATAGTTTTGAGGGAGAATTATATTTTCCACTCCCAAGCGGTAAATATATGTGCTGTCATTATGAATGTTAGCTAACATCCGAATCGGATTTATAACGTTTTGCTACCTCCGGCAAGACGTTATTTTTATGTCATCACAAACCGCCGAATCTACTAGGAATCAATCTAACATATTGAATAATAAAATTTATTGTGTGTCATTGGCTGTATTTAAAATCGGTATAATGTTGCAAACATCACATAATGTTGTAAATAATGTTACACAACCATTTTGTTGACATCAGCAAAATGGTGGTAAGTCGTAAAAAAACGAAAAATACTGATAGATTTTAATTTCTTTTAATTGCTTTTAATGATAAAATTAGGGACAGATTAGGGACAAATTTCTAAAATCAGATATTTTTACCGCCTTTTGTTGTTAGATAAAAAAATAAAAGCCTTGATTTCTCAAGGCTTTGAAATGGTGCCGATTATGTGATTCGAACACACGACCCACGCATTACGAATGCGTTTT